ACTCACTACTAATCAATCGACCAACTAACCAACCAACCAAACGGAGAATATCATGCCTACAAAAGCCCACTGCGTATCATGCGAGCAGCCTTACGACCTGCGCCGAAAACAACTCGGGTACAACTTCTGCTTAGACTGCGGCGATTACCAAGCGACTAAGCATCGTTCGAGTTGGACTATCGCACCTATCGCGCACAAGCAAGGCGCGACCCTTGTCACAAACCGCAACGACCTCAAAGGTCTCAACAAATACATGGGAGAAGCATAATGGGGAAGTTCTTATTGTTCACGTCTGCCACATACTATCCTTACGGGGGTATGGGCGACTGCAAGGGTGAGTTCGCTTCACTCAACGATGCTGTTGACCACGCGACTAACTCTAATGACTACGCCGCAACGGAAAATATGCACATACTCGAAATAGATGACGAACTAACTGTTTGGACTTGTGACAGCACAGGCCAAGTAACCAAAGCCCTACCCTTAACCGATTATATTAAAACAGGAGAAGAACTATGAACATGGTAACATCAAACGCGATCCAAGGTAGTGACTCACTACCGCAAGCCGCTCCACAAACCGACGCACCAACACTCGCGTCCTCCGCGATGCTTGTCGAGGTCAACATCTCACACTGGGCTGGGCGCAAGAAAGACAAGCGTGCTTCCATCGACGTTACCCACGCCAACCACGCCGACAACGGCGTTGCGAGTGTGAACAAGAAACTGTTGGCCAACTCCGACACACTGCGAGCGATACAGACACACGTCACCGCTGTTCGGAATATGCACGTCAACATGACAATGCCGTGGTCGAACTCAGGTCTTCGCCTGTTACCCACCGCGCAATACTTCAAGTACAGCCAAGCCATGTCCGAGATGCAGAATGAGTTTGACCGCCTCGCGTCTGACTTTCTAACTGCGTACAACGACGAGGTTGTGGACGTACAACTCAAGCTAGGGGACTTGTTCTCACGTGATGACTACCCCACAGTTGATGCCCTATCGCGTAAGTTTGCCTTCCGAACGAACTATATGCCCCTACCAGATGCAGGGGACTTCCGCGTGGATATCGGCAACGATGCACTGCGCGAGGTCAGGGATACATACTCCGACTTCTACACCAAGCAGTACAACAACGCGATGAACGACGTGTGGACACGTCTGCACAAAGCACTGACTAATATGTCAGACCGTCTCGACTACGGCAGCAAGGAGGACAAGAAGATATTCCGCGACAGTCTTGTGGATAATGTAAACGACATGGTGGAGTTACTGCGCGTGTGCAACGTCACAGGCTCTACTCAGATGTCGACAATGGCTAACAATCTTGAGGAGGCGATGTCATTCGTGACCCCCGATGCACTACGCGAGGATGATACGTTCCGCGCCGAAACCAAAGCGGCAGTAGATGCCGCGATCAAATCACTACCAAGTTTGGATATATGATGAACAGGGGTAGTGACTCACTACTTAACAACACTAAACTTAAACAAGAAAGAAGAACAACATGACTAATCAAGCACAAGCAATGTACGCACTGAACCTCGACCAATGTGTCGATCTTATCAAAGCAGTGGGTAGCAAACGTACCGTCCTAGCACAGGGTGACATGGGTAACGGCAAGTCGTCGATGCTCACCACCTTGGCACAACAACTCCCCACGCATCGGCCCATCTACTTTGATGGCACGACCAAAGACCTCGGTGACATCATGATCCCGTCCATGCAGTCTATCGAAACGGATGGCTGTGTGCGTATGATCCCACACGAAGAACTCGGTCTGCATATCGAAGGGCCGATTATCTTGATGCTCGACGAGTATGGCAAGGCGAACCCCGCCGTGAAGAACGCCATGCTGCGTCTGATGTTGGAGCGTAAAGTTGGTAGTTACTCACTACACCCTGACAGTATTGTCTTTGCTACAACGAACAAAGGCAGTGAGGGTGTCGGTGACATGATCCCGCCACACGCACGTAACCGTATGACTGTGGTGCAGATCAAAAAGACTAACCACATGGATTGGATCGAATGGGGTATCAACAACGAGGTGGATCACAGTCTATTAGGCTGGGTCAAAGACAACCCGCACCTGATGGCATCGTTCGAGGACGTCAAAGACCCCGACGAGAACCCGTACATCTTCCACCCCAAGCAGCAGCGTGCGGCCTTTGTTACACCTCGTTCACTCGAAGCGGCGTCGGATATACTCAAGGTACGGGAGCATATGGACGACGTGACGCTTACCTCTGCACTCATGGGTACGCTTGGTGATCGTGGTGCGATGGACTTGATGGCGTTTGTGTCACTATCCGATCAGCTACCTACCTTACAGTCTATCAAAGATAGCCCCCTTACCGCCAAAGTGCCCGACAGCGCCGCCGCTATATGTATGGTTGTATATAGAACTCTGTCCGCGATGGATAAAGATTGGCTCAACAGTTGGATGGATTACTTGCCACGTCTCGATACCGAGGCACAGGCTATGTTTGCTAACGGTGTACGCGCACCGAAGTATTCCAAGCAGACGTTGGTGATGACAAATAAGAAGTTCACCGAGTGGGCTATGAAAAACAACCACCTCTACACAGCAGACAAGGTATAAAGGAGAAGACTGATGACTAAACGTAAAAATATCAAGTGGACCAAAGAACTCGACGATAAAATAATATCCCTGAGACGGTTGGACGTGAAGCCGCGCGACATTGCCAATATCATGGGTTTACCTCGAAGTGCTGTTTATAGCCGCAGCTTCACACTGAGCGTTACCAAAACCAATATGGAAAACGAACCTACGTTCAGTGAAGTTGTGGATACAGCTTTTGCGAAATACGAACCGCCGAAGGACTACGTGTGGGTAGACCTACAAGTGGAACCCAAGCCGTCATGGTGGAAAGCTATGATGTGGTGGAGAACATAAAATGCTGATGTTAAACCAACTAACAGAGGAGCAGCGGCTGACAAAAGCCGTTGTCTCCATCATGGGGAACCCGAAGTACACGGCACTCTCAGGGGTGCTGATGATCGGGGAGCGTGGGGTAACGGACGACCCGAGTATACCAACCGCGTGTACCGATGGTCGTGACGAGTTCTACGGGCGCGTGTTCGTCAAGCAACTCAACGATGCCGAACTTAGGTTCTTGGTGTTGCACGAAGTGTATCACAAGTTGTTCCGTCACTTGACCACATGGAAACATCTATACTTGCAAGACGCACATCTTGCGAACGTAGCGTGTGACTACGTCATTAACCTCAAGATCGTGGATGACAACACCGATGGCTTCGCAACTATGACAGGTGAACTCGCGAAAGGTTGTTATGATCGCCAGTATGTCGGCATGGATACCGCACAGGTGTACAACTTGTTACGTGAGGACCAAGATGGTGACGGCGGTGGGCAGGGTGAAGCAGGTCAAGCAGGTCAAGCAGGTAGTGAGTCACTACCGAACGGACAAGAACCATTCGATGCCCATGATTGGGATGGTGCATCCGAGATGGACGCCGAGGAAGTACGAGAACTCGCAAGAGAGATCGACGAGGCGGTACGCCAAGGTGCGTTGGTTGCAGGTAAGCTGGGCAGTGGTGGTGATCGTGACCTAGCTGAACTACTCCAACCGCAAGTCGATTGGCGTGAAGTGTTGCGTGAGTTTGTGCAGACTACTTGTACAGGCAGTGACTACTCTACATACCGCCGACCTAACCGCAGGTATCTAAGCAGTGGCATGTATATGCCGAGTGGTATCAGTGAACAGGTCGGGGAATTAGTGGTCGCAATCGACACGTCGGGGTCTATCGGGCAGCGTGAACTGTCGGCATTCCTCTCCGAGGTCAAAGAGATATGCGATACGGTTCACCCTGATGGCGTACGCCTGATGTATTGGGACACCCGTGTATGTCGTGACGAGAAGTATGACGTACATGAACTCGATGGCCTCGTACAATCTACCAAGCCAGAAGGGGGTGGCGGCACTGACGTTACCTGTGTCACCGATTACATTCGGGACAACAACATCAACGCGCAAGCAGCAATCGTGCTGACAGATGGCCACCTGTATGGCGGCTGGGGTCAGTGGACTATGCCTGTGCTGTGGACAATAATGGACAACGAGAGAGCCAAGCCCGACGTGGGTACGGCTGTACATATTAAATCGAGGGAGATGTAAGATGAGTAAGATTGGAAACTACGTTGTGGGTCTGCAAGAGAAACCCACATTTATCGAATGCCCTGAGTGTGGGGGCGAAGGCCGCTGCGAATACGAACGTGCAGTGCCTATGTCTTTCTCAAACCCGTACGGATACCTTGAGAATTACTGGGCCGATTGCGATAACTGCGGTGGTGTAGGGGACATACAGTCCGACCCATACGATGAACAATAACAACCAACTAGGAGACTAACCAATGGCACTAACATTTTCATCATTCGAGAGTTTTGACGAGGTAGTGAGTCACTACAACAACATCATACCCCTGCGCGGTAGCGACAACGCAGGGAAAGACATCAGACCCATAGGTGATCGCAGGCGCAAGAACGAGCGTATCGTAAAGATCAGTGACAACTGCTATGCTCTATCAGACGGCTATCACTTTGGTGACGCACACTTTAATTGGGGTTGGGGTTATATTGCTTCTACTGGGTATGTACCTACACTAAAGGACATGGAGAAGTATGCACCTATCATATGGCGCAAGAAACGTGATGGCACAGATCAAGTCACAATACGCAACGGGTATGGAGAGGGTGCACACACCTCACGTTATGCTTTTATATGGAGGCACACACCGAAAGGTTTGGGGTTCATTGTTGCTAACGGTAAACAATACGTAGCTAAGACAATGGATAGATATCCTAACTCTAACTATAACGAACGGTACTACCTAGCTAAGACCCATACCGCGCCGCGTATTATCTATGACGATATAAAAGGTCAGCAAAACCCTAAAGGCTATTGGAACACCCACCACATTCAGTGGGTCATGGTACATGATGACAACTCTGCCTTAGTGTTCAACAAAGCCGCTAAGTCAGACCAATTCGCTGGGCCTAACTGGGTACATGTTGAGGGGACGGGACGTACGCTACCAAAAGCGCCGCGTGTAAACATAGAAGTCAAAGCCAAGTACAAGGACTCAATCAAAAAGTTTTTCGAATGGGGTATGACCATGTCACCTCTAATGCCATTGGGGGACAGAGAGTACACAAATAAGCAGCTAGCGATACTGGCCGAGAGTTATGTCAGTACTCATCCTTATGCAAAATACCAGCATCGGCGATGGACTAATGCAAAAATAGGACGTGCGATTGTGCGAGACGACCAACACACCGCACGACTAGTGTTTTGGGTAGCGTTTGCCAGCAACTGCTACGCGCAAGGCGAGCAGAGTTGGGGGTTCGACAGTGCGCCGTTACTAACCAAAATAAAAACCAAAGAAGATATTTCCCATGTACGGGCATGCTTCAACAGATTTATCAACACAGAACTTGGGTTCATAACAAAGTAAGGAAAACAACTATGACTACGTTAATATTACCGCTAGTAAAAGCACTGGAACACCCACCACATTCAGAAGCTGGGTATGAGCAAAACGTACCGCTACCTAATCAAGATGTGCAGATGATGGCAAACGCACTAACCAAAAAGGTTCGTGGTTACAAGACCGCGCGTAGATATGACGATTCCCTGTGGATATACAGACCGCAAGATACTTACGCTATGGGTTGGGTAGCATACGCCAACGTGCTGAACTCAGGTAACGGAGAAGCACGGTACGCTGTATTTTCGCCTAACATAGGTAACCGCAAGTACGGGTATGGGGATAAAATGTATATGTCCAGCACACTGAACTTAGACAAGGCGGTACGTAACGCATCAAAATACCTACGTCCGTTGACTACTCATCAGGTGATATCGCAAGTACAACCAGAGTTCGCGGCGGCGGTAAGCACTGCGAAGGATGTCGCAGCGCGGGAAATGAACAAAGTTGTAGCGGAAACTGACACCGGCTTTTTAAGGAGCCGCCATTCCGTCAGCCCATTTCGGGTCGAACTCGACCGTATACTGCAATCGGACTATGAGTTTGTTGACAAAAAACTTAAAGCGCAGTTTATCGAATCGCTTAATGCGATTAAGGAGCATGAAGAAATTAGTAAGTTACACAACTCGGAGCATACGTTCATCGAGGTGATACAGTCCCAAGGTGAGAACGTATACCGAGGTTTTAAGGATACGGTTATGAATTACTCACTATTTCGTTTCGACTCCAGCGCCGAGAACAGGGTAACGTATTCACAGGGAGAACTACCAGAGAACCTACGCGGCGCAATATCTGTGCTGTCGATGGTTGAGGCAAGTCAATATGTTTCGGGTGTTGGGTATCGCGCTGCTGAGAATATGTTTTATATTAGCAAGGGAAAGGTATAGCGGTTGTGAGCGTAACTGACAACGCCACGTACCGCGTAACAGTACACCCTACTACAAATAAGGTTACTGTGATGTCTTTTGATCTAGACGCTATTGACGCGACAGATTTAGGGGTATATGACACTATAAATGAAACACCTAGATGGATCAGAGAGCGCATCGCCACTCTTATGCTTGTCGACCCTACACCACCGACCGAATCAATAGATGGTGTAGGCCATAGAATCGACAAGACTACCTATTGGATTTACGTAAATAGGTAGTGACTCACTACCAAACCAACTTCGGGGGGCGGATAACTGCCCCCCATTTATGCAGTTACCACACGCGGAGAACGACAATGACCTATACACAAACAC